CAAAATACCTTAATCAGCCAACTCAAATCACTGCGGATAGACTGAACAGGACAATGAGATCTGTAGTTAAGAAAGCAATGCAGCTCGGACTTGGAAAGAATAATAACATTCTAAGTGCTAATAAACTTGCTGAGTGTTTTAATGTAACTCCAAAGGTTGTACTAAGATGGATTGAACAATATAATCTTCCATGTAAGATTATTCATTGCAAGAACGGAAATCGATACAGTGTTGAGGTAGAAGAGTTCTGGATGTGGGCTAAAGCTAATAAGAATGTGATTAACTGGACAAAGTATGATTACATGACATTGGCTTTGGAGCCTGAATGGGTAAGACAGGAAAAATTTTCATGTAAAGAACCGAATAAAGGAAAAGCTTGGACAGTGACGGAAATAAACTCGACGAAGTCCATGCTGCGTAGAGGAATGTCTTACAAAGACATTGCAAAAGAATTAGGGAGAACAAGAAGTGGAGTTGCACATAAGTGTGTGAGTATATATAATGGAGAGTGAAGGAGGGATAAAATGGGAACGTTAATTGGAGGAATATTTTTATTGATGCTATGTGCGTTTTTGGAAAATCTCAGTGATAGTTTAAAGTAAAAAATATTTGGAGGTAAACATTATGGGTGGAATTATTTTTGGGTTGATTGTTCTTGTTATTGGAGGTTTGTTTACATTGGCGGAAGATCATAAGACAAGTAAAATGTCAGATCAAGAACGATGGGAATATGAATGGAAGAAAGCAAAAAAAGGAAGATAATGTGTGTATAGTTAGAAGTCATCAGAATTTGTCCTGGTGACTTTTGTAGTGTATATAAGAAAAAAATATGAATCAATTAAAGCAATCGGAAATATCTGATTGTTTTTTTATTGGGAAAAATAGGAGGAATATTATGAGAAGAGAAAAGGACAGCATGGAGTATTTATTTAAGAAACAAAGTAGAGGAATCAAAGAGAGAATAAGAAGAGAAGAAAATTCTGTGCATAATAGTCATAACATTTGCTGCATGGATTTTGAATTTTACGCAGAAACAAGGGTAGATGGACTGTTACATGGACGAAGAATGTGAACTAAGAAAGGATGCTGTAAAGTGCAAGAACTTGAAAAGGAAGATATCCCATTAGGAGAATACGAAAAATTGTATTGTCGGAATGTATATGAATACCTTACTCGGAATAATAAGCCACAGGAACAGAAATATTATAGAACCGATGATGGAAAGTTATGGGAGATTAGTTATTTTCATGGAAAAGAATCAAAAGAATTTGCAGAACGATTGTCTGCATTAGAATACTTACAGAAGAAAATAGATATTGCAGAAGCTTTGGGACTTTAGGAGGATATTATATGTGTTATAAAATTGAAAAACAAAGAAAAATAGAACAAAAACTTGCAAAAGAATTAAAAGATATTCCTGATTTTATATCAGATTTTTTTGATAGATATAAATCAGCGGCTACAAAGAGAGTTAATTGGATATATATTAGAGATATGCTTAATTGGATGATCAATAATAAATATATAAATAAACAAAGCATAGCAGAAATCAATGAAACAGATATGCAGATTATTACTAGTAATAATCTTATTAAATATCTTAACGAATTAAAAAATGGAATTTTAGGAAGAACAAATTCACTGGATTCTATCAATACAAAGAAGAATGTATTCAGTGCTTTTTGGAATTATTTACGACAAAATAAATATGTCGATGATAATGTGATTTCACATATACCTGGCAATCTATATAAATCTGAAAAAAGATATAAAGAAGTAGAAATCCCTACAGATGAGCAAGTGGAAAAATTCTTAGTAAATATCACAGATGGAAATAAAAATGAATTTAATATTATTAGAAATATTGCCATTGTTCAACTTATAAAAGGAAGTGGTATTCGTTCAGAAGAGCTAATAAATATGGATATTTCCGATTTACATCTATACGAAGAAAAAAGACCGTATATGATGATTCTTGGAAAGGGAAATATACAAGAATACGATAAAGTTTATATGTCTGAACAGGCTAGAATGAATATTGAGGAGTATTTGAAAATTAGAACTTTATTCGTAACAGAGAGAAAAATTAAAGATAATGCATTGTTTTTATCAAATGAAAATAACAGATTAAGTAAAGGCGCAATTACAGGATTTTTTAATTTATATTCGGAAGGTGAAATTTACCCACATATGTTAAGACATTGGGTTGGAAGTAAATTGTATGAAGAAACAAAAGATATTGTTCTTGTTCAAAGACAATTAAGGCACAAGAATTTGGAAACCGCAGCTAGATATTATGTACACATGGATGAGTCTACAATTGCAAATGCTGTACTTGATTTGTAATATGTGTTAAAATAATATGCAATGGAGGAATAAAATTGAGAGGAAAATATATTGGAAGAGACGGAAGTATGGGGTTTCGTACAGGACAAACATATGAGATAAGCACAGAACTTACTAAAATCTACAGAGATAAGAAAAAGGTTGATGTGATTATGGTGCGTAGTGGGAAATTGTTTTGTCCATATGATTCTGTGGAAAGTATATTGGAAAATTGGGAGTTGGGAAAACTATGATGGAAAACTTTATGAATACGCCTATTGAGTATAATTGGACGGAGAATGATATTATAGAAGAATTTGAGAAGTATAAAGATAAGAAGAAAGTGGCAAAGATATATGGAGTTACAGTGCAGCAAGTAACAGAAATTTTGAAAAGGAATGTATGATATGACAAATAATATTTTCGAAATAATGCATAAGGATAGAAGAGTTGCAAGAATAGATTCTTCTGGAAGATGCAAAGTATATTATAAAAGTTTTATGCCGTATAACCTATATCTTGAAGAGGAAGAAGACGTAGATTCACTTGTAAACAATATTACGAATTTTAACTATTGGTGCGCGACAAGAGTGCTTACATTAGATAGAAAATATGCCAAGGAAATTTTGAACAGTATAGGTATGAGTCAGGCTGTGACTGATAAGGATAGAGCAAAAGTAGCATTATCATACAGGTGTACGTCTTTAACTGATGTTTTTTGGGTGAAAAATAAAGGTGAGAAGATATCATTTTCAGAAGTTAATTTGTATGACAACCACTTGGAAAACATCTTTATTGATATTGCTCTTCGTGGAAAACAATACACCGTAGATAATGAAGATTTGGCAAAGGATCTTTCAACAAACGGTGTATTTCCGAAAGCGTGGAAACGAACAGAAAGTGGATTTTCTTTATTGAAAGACGGAGGAGTAGAAGTTGTTGAAAAGGAACTTCTATCAAGTAAAATTTGTCAGTGCTTTGATGTAAAACAAGTAGTATACAATAGAAGCACATTTGATAATGAACCAGTGACAATGAGTGATAATATTACATCAAAAGATTTTTCTATTGTGTCAATGGAGGCATTTGAAATTTATTCACAGAACCATGATCGAAATATTCGTAAATATATTTTGTCCTTAGATAAACATGATTATTATATGATGAATATTGTTGACTATCTTGTAGGAAATACCGATCGTCATTGGGGAAACTGGGGGGTTCTGGTAAATAATGCAAACAACAAGCCAGTTTCACTTCATCCGCTGATGGATTTTAATAAGACGTTTAACTCATATGATGGAATAGAAGGTTCTAATTGTCAGACTTGCTTTGGAAAAAAGGTCAGCCAGAAAGAAGCTGCATTGTATGCTGTTGGAAAAATTGGATTAAATCAAATCAAAGAAGTGAATTATGAGTGGTTTGAATATTTCCCGGAATATGTTGGAATGTTCAAGAAACGATTGGAAATATTAAATGGTTTGAAAGATTGATTTCAAGTGAAGGAGAATTATGAAAGAACAAAAAATATGCCCGTTCAGAAAAGGGATACTACATGATGGAAGTTGTTCATAGGGGTTTGATTTTTGATTACAATGATGAGCCATGTGGAGCCACTGAGGATGTTACAGAATTTTGTAGTAGAAGACGAAGGTGTATAAACTGTAATAAAATACTCCCGAAAAAGATGTTTATTAAAGTAAAAGAAATGGAAGAAATGTAGGATTGGTTATTATGGAATAATATAAAGGAGATATTATGATTGAATATAAAGAAATAGAAAGAACAGTAGAGAAACAGGGAACTTCTTTGGAAAGAGAAACATTTAAACATCCTGCGTTTGGAATGATTGGGTTTTCAAGAGTAAGTGGTGGAGAAAACACACTATTTGGAAGTAGTATTAAACATAATGATAGAATTGTTATGACATTAAAACATGGAGAACAGGACAGGCATTTACATGATGATTGGTATTATGGTCGTGGCTTAATAACAAAGGTAGAAATGAGTTATTCTCAATTCGCAGAATGCATTTCTACATTAAATGTTGGTGATGGAGTTCCATGTACAATTCGATTTACGGAAAAAGACGGAAATATTCCTTATATCAAAGAAAACAACTCGAAAAGAGAACAATTTAGAAATGAATTTAGTAATACAATATCAAAAGCAATGGAACAGGTTCAAGCTCAAATAAATCAGATCCAGGAATCAATTGACAACAAAAAGAATCTTGGAGTTAAAGACCGCAAGGAAATTATTTCGCAACTTAGACAAGTAAAATATAATATTGGAAGTAATTTAGATTTTTGTGTTGAACAATTTGATGAACAGATGGATAGAACAGCTCTTGAAGCAAAAGGAGAGATCGAGGCGTTTTGTCAAAATAAGATTAATAGCATTGCTCAAGCTGCTCTTGTGGAAAATAGAGATAAGTTTGTTAAATTAAAAAATCCGGTTGAATTATAGGTTTTATAAGGTAATATGGAGGTAAAATTATGGATAATAAATTAAGAGTATGGTGGATTCCACAAGTAAGTTTATCATGTGACACATTCTACATTCCGGTGCAGAGTGTAGAAGAAGGTAAAAAAATGATGGATTTATTAGCAGCATACGATATGTTCCAACTGCAAAATAATATTAAACCAGATTTTTGTAATGCAGGTGGATTACAAATGCTTGTGGACGGAGAATGGGAAGATTGGCATTTAGAAACTGAAGATGATTATTTTGAAGATATTGATGAATATTGCGAACAGTGCAGTATGTCTGAAGAATTAAAAGAGTTCAGTACAGCTCTGTTTGAACAAATCAACAATGAAATTTAACTTTCGTTTTTTGTTTAGAGGTGTAAAATTATGTATAATCAAAGAAAAGTTATCCTGGAACCTCATAAAGAAAAGACAAATTTGTGGTGCTGGAATGTTTTGCAATACAGTGAAAAACAAGATACATGGTATAGTATTGGTTCCGGAATAGAAGTAAACTGGGATATAGCAGCTAGAAAAGCAAAGGATACAATTCAAAGATAATTTCAAAGAAAGAAGAGGTGCAATGTATGAAGAAAAGAGATGCAGCAGTGATCAGTGCATACACAGGAGAGTTATGCTGTGATTTTAAGGATGTGCAAAAGTACGTGGAGGAAGCTACCGGCAGAAAAATTACAAAACAAGATTATGAAAACGAGAATATTATTGAGTCATTGAAGGAATACATTAAGCCAGATTTTGTTGCGACATGTGATAATTTAAGCTCAGAAGAGGCAGCAGTTATAACCATACATACAGATACGGTTTGCTGCAATTTTGATTACGCACAGAAGTATGCAAATAAATTACTTGGTGAATCAACATGGACTCATGAGTTTGCTGATAAGAAACTTATTGCGAAGCTCAAAGAATTGAGTAAACCAGATTTTATTAAGATCTTTGAAAATCTTACAGATGAATAATTGAAGATATATGTAAAGACGATACTTATTTGGTATCGTCTTTTTCATTTTTTTCATTGAATTCATGTAACTTGCAATAATATAAAAGAAGTCTATTTAACGCTGGATCGTCAGATTTGAATAAATCAGTTGGAGTACATTCTAGTGCGATACATATTCTTTCTAGTGTATCAAAATTGATTTTGCTTGTGTCTCCATCATAAAGTTTACAAGCAGCAGGATATCCAACACCGATTGCTTTTGCAAATTGATTTTTATTTTGGAATTTTTCATCCACTAAATCTTTAATATCTAAGCGCATGTATCTATCTCCTGTTCTTCGTATATTGTTTACAGTATATAGTTTAGCATATATTCTTTAGAAAATAAATATATTTCATAGAATATACTCTTGACAATATACTGTAAAGAGTATATACTTATAACAACGAAAGAGAGAAGTACATAGATTCAAAAGAAAGGAGGATGCGTAATTATGAAAATTAAATTTGAAAAATTTGATATTGTAATGGTTGACTTTGGAGATAACACTATAGGAAGTGAACAAGGCGGGAAAAGACCAGCAATTATTGTACAGAATGATATAGGAAATCATTTCGCTGCAACAACCATCGTTATACCATTTAGTACAAAATTAAAAAAGATAAACCAACCTACGCATACTCTTATCAAAAAGGGAAGAGGTACAGGGTTGGTAAAAGATTCTATTGTTTTGTGCGAATGCATAAGAAATATTTCAGAATTAAGAATAGAAAAATACCTTGGAAAGATAACATCTATGGACGATAAACGTGCAATAAAGATTGCATGTGACGCAAATTTTATGTGGGGAGATGATGTGGCATGAGATATGTATTGATGGACATTGAAGAAGCTGTTAAGCACTGTAAAGGGAAAAAAGTTTTAGTTGCAGAACAAGACCTTGAAAATAATGAGGTGGTAGGTTTTGAAAGAAAAACTTTTCAGGAATGCAAGGATATTATCGAGCGATCTGAAACAATAGCAAAAATTTGTGATGACTTTTTAAACCAGCTAAGAGTGTTTTCTGAAAAACAATTAGATTTGATGAACATAAAACCTATCGGAACTATGAGTACAATATTAGTTCATGATCCTTTCCCGGATACAGAAGCGCAGAAAAAGAACAAAAAATCGAACAAACGTTCTGGCGACTATTGACAAGAACAAGTGTTCGTGTTAATATACATTTTGTAAACATAATAAAAAAGAAGAGACGGAAATCCATCACAGGTGCGCCAACACCTCCGGTTCCGGCTCTTCTAAAACCAAAAACGCATTTCCCAAAATGGGAGTGCTAAGAACAGCTTGCGCTATCCCTACTAGTATAATACATATTTTTTCCAAAGTAGTCAAGCGTATCAGCTAAAAATTCCAAATATTGGAAAACTGAATATTGAAATTTACTTTTTATTAGATTAGGCGAGAACACTCGTCACTTTAGTGATGAGATGAATCGCCAAATGGAGAATATACATATGAGGGGACAAATCATGGAAGTAACACATGGTAGGGGTTATGTATATTCAATTCAATATCATATTGTATTGTGTGTAAAACACAGAAGAACAAATTAGAAAGTATATTAAAAATCAAAAGCGGAAGCGAGGTGAAATCGGTGGAAAAAGCTTATAAATATCGAATATATCCAAATAAGAAGCAAAAAGAAATAATTACTAAAACTTTTGGTTCTTGTAGATTTGTATATAATAAATACCTTGCAAAACGCATCGAAATGTATGAGAAAAATAAAGAAACATTTTCATATGTACAATGTGCAAATGATATGAAGACACTGAAATTGGAACTCGAATGGCTTAAAGAAGTTGATTCCACTGCTCTTCAATCTTCTCTTAGGGATTTAGATTCAGCATATCAGAAGTTCTTTAAAGAACACACAGGTTATCCAAAATTCAAATCAAAGAAAACACATAGATATTCCTATAAGTCAAAATGTGTAAACGGTAATATAAAATATTGCAATAAATACATTAAACTTCCAAAGTTGGGAATGGTAAAAACGAAAAATAAGCTAATACCACAAGGTAGAATACTTAATGCCACTATATCACAAGAACCAAGTGGAAAATATTTTGTGTCGCTTTGTTGTACTGATATTGAAATTCAACCATTACCTAAAACAAAAAATGCAGTTGGTATTGATCTTGGAATAAAAGAATTTTGTATAACATCTGAAGGAGAAATAATTCCAAACCCAAAGTATTTAAAGAAGTCTTTAGATAAACTTGCAAAATTACAAAGAGAATTATCTCGAAAATCAAAAGGTAGTTCAAATCGTAGTAAAGCAAGAATTAAGGTTGCAAGACTTCAGGAACATATCGCAAATCAGAGAAAAGACTTCTTGCAGAAATTATCTACTAAGATTGTTAGGGGTAATGATGTGATATGTATTGAAGATTTACAAGTAAAAAATATTATTAAAAATCATAAACTTGCTCAATCTATTGTGGACGTATCATGGTCTGAGTTTGTCAGACAACTAGAATATAAATCTAATTGGTATGGTAGAGAGGTTATTAAAGTAGATAAATTCTTTGCGAGTTCTCAAATTTGTAGTGTATGCGGATATGTGAATAAAGAAACTAAAAATCTTAATGTTAGAGAATGGGATTGTCCTTGTTGTCATACTCATCACGATAGAGATATAAATGCTGCGATAAATATTCTAAATGAAGGATTAAGGATATTAGAAGTAGCGTAACGAAATAAATAATAACGGTAGGAACTATCGAGTTAGCTTGGTAAATATCTTTTCAATAGAAAAGAGTTCCCAAGAATCTCGTGGCTTTAGCCATGAGAAGTTCAATCGTGTGGACAAGTTTCTAAACGCTTATTTCTGATGCAATTTTTTAGAAAACCATGTCAAATGTAGAGAATAACGCAATGAAAAGTAAAAAAGAAAGGGTGGTTGAAATGAACTATGTCGTGACGAACGACAAATTGTACATTAGGTTAAGTTCTGATGGTTCTCCTGTAACTTGTTCTAAACGCAACGCTCAAGTTTTTGAAAAGGACAAGGCTGATAATATTTTAAAGAATCTTCCAAAAGTATTGAAGAACTTTCATTTTAAAGTAAAACCTGCTCCACAATCTGAACAGGAAGTTCTTCAGGACAAAACAAAAACAGATAATCTGCAATCAGAAGAGAAGAAATACATAAGAAAAGATTCGTACATACCGTGCGATGAGGTTGTACAGTGGATCGAAAAATCAAGACAGTGTAGCGAATTTGTGGAAGACGCTACGAGAAGAAGAACAGTATTACATAAAAAATTGGCAAATGTTGATCGTGAATTGTCAAACTGTATGCATCAGATTGAATTAGAAAAGTGGAAGTCAGGTTGTGATGGATACAAATTATATAAGTTGGAAAAAGAAATTCTTGAAAAACGAAGACAGATTAAAGATGAGTTGGTAATTATTCAATCCGTCCTGGACAATACAAAATGTACGATTGGGATTAAGAACATCGAAAAAACTTTTAATCGTCTTGGTACTAGAAGATTTGAGATAAGAATCATTGAAGACGATGATTTCTTTGATGAGGAACATACATAAATATTGTGAGAGGTTTATAAAGATGGACAAGAATAAAATTCTCGAAGATTATATCGGAAATGACATGAAAAAAATTCGTAAAATATGCGATAAAATCATTTCCAAAACAAATATCCCGAAAATGTATTGGGATGATTATTATGATAAAGCTGTCGATATTCTTCTGAAGAGTATGGATACATATGATGAGTCGAAAAATTGTAAATTTAGTACATATTTCTATGGAAACCTTGTAAGAAGAAAAGAAACGTGGAAAAGAGATTGTATAAGGTTTAAAAGATGTAATCTTGTAACAGATAGTAAAGGAAAAATTATGAGAGATAAGGACGGAAATCCTATAGTTATTCCAGATATATCCATACATATGAAAGTTGATCCAGATGAAGATTACACGTTGGAAGAAGGCATTTCTTCTGGATTTAATTTAGAAGGGGAAATTATAAATAGACTTCACCCCACAACAGATAAAATTGAAATGTATAAGAGCAATTTATCTTATAAGCAACAAAAGGCGGTCGATCTCATATGCGATGGATACACTCAAGATGAAATTATTGAAGAATTAAACATAACAGAAAGAGAATATAAAGACAATATACTTGGGACTATGCGTCTTTATGAAAATGTAAAAGTGTTATTGTGCGAATAAAAAATTGGAGGAATATAATCATGGCAAAGAAAATTAGAAAAAAGACATTATCGCTAGATTCTTATTTAGAGAAGATTGTGGAAGAAGATATTAGTGATAATCAGGACGTTCAAAGACTGTTTTGTTGGGAAAATGGAATGGTGAATGAGTTAATCAAAACTGTATTAACTGATGATTATATTCCCCCAATTATCTTAGGAGAAGAAGATTTGGACGAAGACGTTGTGCAGCAATACATTGTTGATGGAATGCAAAGAAGTTCTGCTTTGGTTAAATTTAAGCATGAAAACTATAAAATTACAGCTACTTTAGAAGATCCGATTATCCAATATCAGAGAAAAAAGAAAGATGAAAATAATAAAATCTGTAAAGATGAATACGGAAAAGTTATTTGGGAATCTGTTGAATATGATTTGAGAAGAAAAACATATGAAATGTTACCGCCAGAATTGAAAAAAATGTTTGATGATTATCAGATTGACATTACAATACATCAGCATTGTACGATGTCACAGATTAGTAAATTGGTGAGAAGATACAACAATCATTTGGGAATGAATACATCTCAGAAAGCATTTACTTATATTGATTTACATGCAAGAAAAATAAGGACAATATCTGAGAAAAATAAATTCTTTAAAAATTGTATGTCTTGTTCCGGTAAGCAGCAATCGAAAGGTATTAGAGAAAGACTTGTATGTGAATCTGTCATGACAACGTTTTTCTTTGATAACTGGAAAAGTGCAATAAAGAACATGAGCAAATATCTAAATGAGAACGCAACGGAAGAACACTTTGATACTGTAAATGAATATTTTAGCAGGATTGAATCTGTGTGCAAAGATAATTTCACAGAATTGTTTGTGCCAAAAAATGTTATTGTTTGGATCCCTGTGTTTAAAGAGTTTGCTAAATTTGGATTAGATGATATTAAGTTTAAGGATTTTGTAGAAGAATTTGAAAAGTCTTTATATAAAAAAGATGTAAATGGAGTAACATTTGACAAATTAAATGAGGATCGTCATACAAAAGGTAAGGCTATTTTAAAAGAGAAAATTAACATCTTAACTGCTCTCATGAAAGAGTATTTACATATTGAAGAAGATGAAGAAAGTCTTGTCGAAGTGGGAGAGAATAATGTAATAGATAATGCTTCTTCAGACCAGAACGCTCTTGAATTTATCAAAGAAAATGTTAAAGAAGATGTGATTGATGAAGACATCGAATTATATAAAATTCAGTTAGATGACTGGACAGTAGAGGTTGATAACTCATCGAAACTTCTTGAACCTGAAAACATGAATTCTTTACTTGCTGTTGTTGCGTACAGCTTTGAAACAAACATAGATTTAGAAATTCCGGAGTGGATGGTAAGTTTCTTTAACAGAAATTCTACATATATTAAAGATCAAAAAGAAAATTATACATACATGGTAAATGATATTGGTGAATTTTTAAGGAACAAGTATGAACTTGTAGGATAAGGTGGTGAATTACATATGGAGAAAACTTTTTGGAACATAATGTCAATTGGTGGGTTGATTACATCGTGTTTAGCCGGTGCTAGATTATATGAAATTGGAGAAGAGGCGTTTTTCTACGGATTTGTACTAGGAGTTGGCGCATTGATGTTTGTAGCAAAATATATAAAAGAGGAAGAATGAGGTAAGGAAGATGAGAAAATTTAACTGGGACGAATTTAAAAATAAAGAGAATAGGATTGCAATGCATTGCAAAACAGAGGCAGAGGCGAAAGACTTTTGCAAGATAATGCATGAGCACGGGATGGAGTGGAGAGATGGAGAGAGTTATTTAGAATATACAGGATATGGAAGATATCTCAGTAAAACATGTTATAGCGGAGACAGATGGTTCGCAGATTACGATTTTTGCGAAAGTGAAGGATATAAAATCTTGGAATGGAGTGATTACATGAACAAAGAATTTACCAAGGCAGATTTGAGAGACGGGATGGTAGTTGAGCAGAGAGATGGGGAAATGTATCTTGTATTGGCTGGGATGGTAGTGAGAAAAGGCGGATGCAATAATATAGGCGGTTATGATGATGACTTGAAATGGAAATGGGAAGGTTATACAGGAGGAGACATCGTTAAAGTCCATAGAATTACTCCAGAATCACTCGGATGCATAGAAGATGTGTTTATTAAAAGCAACCTCGAACTCATTTGGGAACGCGCCGAATCGAAGAAAATGACCGTGGAGGAAATGCGGAAGAAGTTGGAAGAGCTAACAGGAGAACAGATCGAGATTGTTTAGATGGAACAAGTAAAAAATAGGAGAAATAAATTATGTGTGAGTTTAAAAGTGGAATTATTTTTAAGAATAGGGTGGAACTTGCACCCTTAGAGAATGAAAGTCATTCAAGTTTGCTTGAAAAATTGGATGTAGAAGATAATGAATTTAATGCTTCTAAGAAATTTGTGAGAGCAGAATTAATTCCGCCAGAGAAATATGTTATCACTTCCGATATTTCAAAATGGACTTATAAAATCGATCAGGACATTGTACCAGAATGGTATAGTAACGATCCAGAAAGATATGAAGAAGAATTTAGAGAGTCCGTTAAGGATTTTATGAATAAGAACTTTAAAGAGGAATTTGGATACTATTGGACAAACATTCAAATGGATGGAAAGATATATCATTTTATGTATGGAGTTCTTACGAATATGAGTTTTGGCAGCAATAATAATTACGCAGAATCTTCTGTAAGAAAATATCTTAAAGAGTGCAAGCTTGCAAAAGACATTAAATGTAAATATGGAAATAGTATTACTCCAGTTGAAAATAACTTGCTTAGTATGGATGGATTTAATGATTATGGTGTTGTAAAAGATGATGTATTGTCTATTCCGACTTTTGATTTATTCAGAAAATGTGGTGAAAAACTTCCACTAATCAATTATCCATACTGGCTGTCAACTCCAAATCAGACGAAATCAAGAAAAGATTCTCCCTGTGTTCAGATTGTTCGCAGTAGTGGTGGCGTGGGCTACGGCGGTTGCTATTGGGACGGTTTTGGAGTTCGTCCGTTTTTTATCACCGAATCTTAAATAATTAAATCTCGATTTCATTTGGAATTTGACACATTATATAGTGCGTTAGTTGATATAAAAATACAGTATATGGTATGAAATGTCGCAAAAGGAGGTCTGGTTAAATGCTAGTTGAAAAAGTTATAAAAATACCGGTGTATACTTTCAATTTTAGAATGTATCCAAATAAAGAACAGAGTGAATTAATAGATGGAATTATCTTAGCTTTACATAAAGCATGTAATATGGCTGTTTATGATATGTTTGAAAATAAAGTTAATACAATTGAAAGACCAGACCAAAAGAATGCAGGACAAACTGTTCATTTTCCGGATGTAAAGTCTATTGCAAAGAAACAGTATTTGGATGTGTTAAGAAGTAGGAGAGAAGACATTAAATTGATTCCAGCGGGTGCTTTGTCTGGTGAGAATGGAGTTTTCTTGTGTGATTTGTCGAAGCGATTGGATGCTCAAGTGAGTGGAGAAAATTCTAATAAGAAAACAAACGGAAAGGGAGTTAAAAGACCGATTGAGAACAGTAAACCTCCATATTATTCAAAGAAACATCCGAGAACAAGTTATACATATCAAGAATTTCTGAGAAAAATGAGCTTTAATGAGAAGAATAAAAATGTAGCATATTTTAATTTAGCTAAAATCGGAAAGGTAAAGATTAGGGGGATTAAAGGATACCTAAAAAATATCTGGTTTGATTCATCATGCATGATGAATTTTGAAGAATATGTGAATTTACATAAGAAACAACAAATATTAACAACTGTAAAAAAAGATAATTGTGGCGATTACTTTTTACAGCTATGTATGAAAGATATTTATAAGATTGTGAAAGTAGAAGAAGAGAAAAGAGATATTGGAATTGATGTTGGAATTTCAACTTTGATGACTTTATCAGACGGAACAAAATATGATAATCCTAGATTCAAAAATGGTAAAGACGGAAGTGTTCGTCAACATCGTGAGATGTTAAATAGACAATTATCCAGAAGACAAGGGTATAGCAATATTGAGTTTAGGAAAAGATTAAGTGAACTAAGAAAAGAAAATGTTGAATTAAAGCCTTCTAAAAGATACATAGAAACAAAAGTTAAAAAAGCAAAATTAGAAAGAAAGGTAACACGACAAAGAAAATATCATATGGAGAATATGGTGCTAGAAGTTATAAAAAGATCAGACTTTATTGGAATAGAAACTTTGTCGGTTAAAGATATGTATGTCAAGAAAAACAAGAGTGAGAAATGATAATTTATCTGATGCAGCGATGGGAGAAATTCTTACTTTGTTAAAAAGAAAAGGTGAAGAATATGGTGTACCGGTTGTTGCAATTGGACAATATAAAAAATCAACACAAACATGCAGTAAATGTGGTTTTGTGAACGTAAATACAAAAGATACAAAAATAAGAGGCTGGATTTGTCCTGAATGTGGAGCGATTCATGATAGAGACATTAATGCTGCAATTAATATTTTGAATATGGCTAAAGAGAAAGAATATAAGAAGCAAATAGCTTAAATACATATACATGGTTGCAGGTTCAACGC